GCTTCCCGCGAGAAAAACCTGCGGACGCAAGCAAAAACGAAAACGAAAACGGCTTGGTTAGGCCGTTTGTGGCGTAGATGTCTGCGCAGCGTCGGCTGGTCGACGAGTCGTTCACGCTTCCGCATTTCGAGTCGTGGGCGGCTGAGTTGGTGCTCGATAACGGCGAGAAGTGGGTGTTGGAGCCGTTCCAGACCGCGTTTTTGGCGGATTTCTTCGCTGGTGCGGTCGAGTCGTGGTTGATTGTGCCGGAGGGGAACGGCAAAACGACGCTGCTCGCCGGTTTGGCGTTGTACCACTGCGAGTTCACGGATTCGGCATCGGTGCCGGTCGCTGCGAGCTCGCGGGAGCAGGCGGAGATCATGTATCGGCAGGCGGAGGGCTTCGTTCTCCGGTCTCCGAGGCTCAGCAAAGTCTTCAAGCCGCAGGAGGGGTATCGCCGTGTCAAGTGTCTCCTCAACGGGAGCCGGATTCAGGTATTCGCTGCTGACGATCGAACCGGGGACGGGGTCATTCCGACGCTTTGTCTTGTGGACGAGCTGCACCGCCACCGGGATCTTCGGCTGTACCGGGTGTGGGTCGGGAAGTTGGCGAAGCGGCAGGGACAGATAGTCACGATTAGTACGGCTGGTGAGCCGGGTGGCGAGTTCGAGGAGACGCGGGAGCGGATCCGGCAGGCGGGGAAGGCGCGCCGGGAGGGGTGTTTCGGCCGGTATGAGGCGGGCCGGTTGGTGATGCATGAGTGGGCGGTGCCGGAGGGCGGCGACGTCGAGGATATGCGGGTTGTGAAGGCGGCGAACCCGTTTTCGGGGAAGACGGTCGAGTCGTTGGGGGAGGCGTTCGCGGCGTCGACGATGACGTTGCAGCATTGGCGGCGTTTCAACTGCAACCTGCCGACGCGGGGTGATGACGCGGCGATTCAGGAGGTCGAGTGGGCCGGCGCTGCCGTCGCGGATGGGATCCCGGAGGGCGAACCGGTCTGGGTCGGGTTGGATGTGGCGTGGAAGTGGGACACGACGGCGATCGTGCCGTTGTGGATGCGCGACGCGGAGTACCGCTTGTTGGGTGATGCGCGGGTGTTGGTGCCGCCGCGGGACGGGACGACGCTCGATCCCGGCTTGGTGGAGCGAGCGTTTCTCGAGCTGCATGCGCGGAATCCGATTCATACGGTGGTGATGGACATGAGCCAGGCGGAGCAGCTCGCGTCGTGGTTGGAGTCGGAGATCGGCGCGACTGTGGTGGATCGCGGGACGGGGAACGCGGACGCTGTCGTCGACTATGCGAGTTTCATGGAGGCGCTGCGGATGGGTTGGCTCAGGCATACCGGTGATCAGGGGTTGAAGCGGCATGTGTTGAACGCTGTCGCGCGGATCTTGCCGCTCGGCGATGCACGGTTCGCGCGGCCGGTTGAGTCGCGTCGCGCTCCGGAGCAGCAGGAGCGGCGCGTTATCGACGCGTTGACGGCGGCGGCGATGGTGCATGCGATTGCGGCGGGTCAAGAGGCGGCCGAGCCGATGGTGGCGTTCGGGTAGTGGGCATCTTCGACCGGATCAGGCCGAAGGAGAAGCCGAACGCGCTTGACGTGCTCAGGGCGGACCCGTCGATGACGGTGTCGCAGTGGCTGGAACAGATGATCTACGCCGGCCAGTCCTACTCGTTCGTTCCGCAGCAGACGTTGCCGGGCCGGCCGGCGGCGGAGATCTCGCAGACGTATGGCGGCTACGTCCAGGGGATTTACAAGTCGAACGGCGTCGTGTTCGCGTGTATGGAGGCGCGGCGCCGTGTTTTCTCGGAGGCTCGGTTCCAGTTCCGCCAGCTTCGGAATGGGCGGCCTGGTGACTTGTTCGGGAACCAGGATTTGGCGATCTTGGAGGCGCCGTGGACGGACGCGACGACGGGTGACCTGTTGAGCCGGATGATCCAGGACGTCGACCTGGAGGGCAACTTCTATGCGTATCGGGATGGCGACCAGCTCCGCCGGATGCGTCCCGACTGGGTCAGTATCGCCGTGTCGGACGTCACGGATCGGGACGCCGAGGTCGTCGGGTATGGGTACCACCCCGGCGGGTACCAGTCGTCGCAGCCGGTGGTGGCGATGCTGCCGGAGGAGGTCGCGCATTGGGCGCCGATCCCCGACCCGCAGGCCCGTTTTCGGGGGATGTCGTGGTTGACGCCGATCATCCGCGAGATCAAGGCGGACGGAGCGGCGACCGACCATAAATTGATGTTCTTCGAGAACGGCGCGACGCCGAACATGGTCGTGTCGCTCGACCCGCAGATCACGTACGAGAAGTTCCAGTTGTGGGTCGAGGCGTTCAAGGAGAAGCACGAGGGGTTCGAGAACGCGTATAAGACGATGTACCTCGGTGGTGGCGCCGAGGCGACGGTCGTCGGGTCGAACTTCCAGCAGATCGATTTCAAGACGACGCAGGGGACTGGCGAGACGCGGATCGCGGCTGCCGCCGGCGTTCCCGCGATGATCGTCGGCTTGTCGGAGGGCTTGTCGGCGTCGACGTATTCGAACTGGGCGCAGGCTCGGCGCGGGTTCGGCGACACGACGATGCGGCCGTTGTGGCGGTCCGCGTCGGCGGCACTCGCGAACGTCGTCGCGGTACCGGGCGGCGCCGAGCTCTGGTACGACGACCGCGACATCGCGTTTCTGCAGGAGGATTTGGCGGACGCGGCGGCGATAGCGAACACGAAAGCCGCGACCATCTCTACCCTCTTGTCGGCGGGATTCGAGGCGCAGAGCGTCATCAACGCCGTCAGCGCCGACGACCTCTCGTTCTTGACGCACACCGGCTTGTTCTCGGTGCAGCTCCAGCCGATCGCTACGCCCGACATCTACATGGCGCAGGTGATGGCGGGGATCCAGGCGCAGGACTCGGTGACCGCGAAGACGCTGATCGACGCCGGCTTCGAGCCCTCGTCGGTGATGGAGGCGATCACGACGCAGGACCTGACGAAGCTGACGCACACCGGCCTGTTCGGCGTCCAGCTCGGCCCGATCGGACAGGTCGGCCAGGGCAAGGGTTCAGTCGTGCAGGGCGAGGTCGTCCCCTCCGCAGCCGGCCAGAACTCGGTGCGGGCACTCTTGGAACGCTTCCTCCCAGAGGAGTAGCCGATGCCTTGGCACGTCGCACGCTCGGCGAAATGTCCGAGTTCTAAGCCCTACGCCGTCATCAAGGACGCCGACGGCAGCGTCGTCGCGTGTCACATCTCGAAACAGAAAGCCCAAAAGCAGGTCGCAGCGTTGTACGCGAATGAGCCAGGAGGACGCATGAGCACCCCAGAAGACGAGACGCGGCGGACCTTCACGGCCGACCAGCGCAAGAACCTCGCCAAGAGCGGAGCGGCGATGCCGGACGGGTCGTTCCCGATCGAGAACGAGCAGGACCTCCGCAACGCGATCCACGCTGTCGGCCGCGCGTCGAATCCCGACGCGGCGAAGGCGCACATCAAGAAGCGCGCCCGCGCGCTCGGCCTGACGAAGCTCCTCCCGGAGGATTGGCAGCAGCAGCACTCCGAAGAGGTGCCACGCGACGAGTATTACCGCGGCCTGATGGGCGACCTGGAGCTCCGCGACGCGTCGGAGGAACGCGACGGTCGGCTCGGGACGCTCGTCGGCCACTTCGCTGTGTTCAACCAGTGGACGAAGATCGATTCGAAGCGGGAAGGGACGTTCATGGAGGCGATCGCGCCCGGCACGTTCGCCAGGACGATCCAGAACGGCATCAGCCAGATGCGCGTCCTGTTCCAGCACGGCCACGACGGCCACATCGGCGAGAAGCCGCTCGGCCCGATCGAGACGCTCCGCGAAGACGACCACGGCGCCTACTACGAGGTGCCGCTGCTCGACACGTCGTATAACCGCGACCTCGTGCCGGGCCTCGAAGCCGGCCTCTACGGGTCGAGTTTCCGCTTCAACGTGCTGCATCAGCATGTGAACAAGAAGCCGACGCGGAGCGACGCGAACCCGGAGGGCCTTCCGGAGCGGACGATCAAGGAGGCCAGGGTCCGCGAGTTCGGCCCCGTCACGTTCCCCGCCTACGAGGCGGCGGGCGCTGGGATGCGCTGCCTCAGCGACTATTTCACCGCGGCTCGGTTCTTCTCGGATAGCGAACATCTGGAGAAGTTGGTAGAGTTCATCCCCGAAGAGGACGCCACCACCGCACCGCTAACACCGGCCCGCCCCACGGCACCCAGTGTTACCGCCCGCGACCAGGCGCCACTGTATGGCACCCAGAAACGAGGGAAACCATCATGGCTACTGTTGTAGCGGGCGAGGAGCATCCTCGTCTGACCGAACTGCACGAACGGCAGGCCGCGATCCGTGTCAGGCTGAACGAGATCAACGCCGAATACGCCGGCGAGGCGCTCCCCGACGAGTCGCGTAGCGAATGGAACGGACTCAACGAGGAGATGGAATCGAACGAGAAGCTGATCCAGGAGCTAGAGGCTCGGTTCCAGCGCATCCACGAGATCACGGCCGAGCCGGAGCGGACAGAACGCAGCGGCTCGTTCAACGTCATCTCGAAGCGCCGAGACGCGGATATCTACGACCTCGCGGAGATCCGCACCCAGGCGAACAACCCCGACGACGAGGTCCGCAAGCTCCGCACGAACGCGATGCACGCGATCGAGCGGGCGACGCTGCCTCACCCCGAGGTCGAAGAGGGACGAGCGAAGGGACACGTCGAGCGGCTCCTGCAGTACACGCAGGAGGCTGTGCCCGGCGACGTCGCCCGCAGGATCCTCCAGACCGGCTCGCCGACGTATCGGCAGGCGTTCGGGAAGTCACTCGTCGGCAT